GACCGCCACAACGGGCCCATCTGCTGCCGGCGTCAAATGAAGCTGGAAATACGGCCTTCTTACGTTCAGGCCGACGTGCCGGGGTACGTATCCCCCGCAACCGGCAAGTGGATCGACGGCAAGAAGGCCCGTCGCGATGACCTCAAGCGGTCTGGATCCCGCCCGTGGGAGGGCAAGGAAGCGGAAAAAGCTGAAGCCGATCGGCAGCGCAAGTATGCCGAGCAGCGCCAAGACAAAAAGCTGGATGAGGCTGCACGCCGCGCCTACCACCAGCTTCCACCCTCAAAGCGGCGCATTCTGGAGCAAAGCTGATGGACGTTGACACGGGAACACTCCCTGAAACGACTGACGAGCCGATCATTGACGTTGCGCCGCCGGAGGTTGAAACCACCGACGAGCCGCTGGAGATGGAGGAAACCATCCGGCAGAACTATCGCCGGCTGAACGGCATCACCGAGCCGACCGCCGAGCAGCGCGCTCGCGACGAGGCAGGCCGCTTTGCCAAGGCCAACGAGGCTCCCGCTGCGCCAGCCTCGACCGACGCCGCTCCCGCTGCCACGGCGGCTCCTGCAACCGCTACGGCTGCCTACGACGCTTACCCGTCAAGCTGGAAGAAGGGCATGGATCAGGAGTGGGCGAAATTGCCGCCCGCCATGCGCGAGGAAATCCACCGCCGAGAACAGAACTTCCTCGACGGCATCAAGGAATACCGCGAGCCGGCTGCGTTTGGCCGCGCGATCGGGCAGGAAATGCTCCCGCATGTAGACATTATGCGCCAAGTCGGCGTCACGCCTCAGCAACTGACCAAGGAGATCATGGGGTACTGGTCGGAACTCGTGCGCGGCACGCCCGACCGCAAAGGCCAAGTGCTGTTGCATCTGGCGCAGCAGTACGGTATAGATATTTCAGCGCTCGCCGCACCCCGTCACCGGGATGATTCTCAGCAGCAGAGCGCCGCCAGCATGCCGGACCTCAGCCCCGTTCTACAACGAGTGGCGAGCGTCGAACAGCAGTTGGCTGCACAGCGCCAGGAAGTTGAGCGTCAGCTTTCCGAGCAGGCCAATCAGGAAGTCCAGCGGTTCGCGAGCAATCCCGAGCGCAAACACTTTTTGGCCGTTCAGGGGCAAATGGCACAGCTCGTGGCAGCGGGTCAGGCGAACACTCTCGATGAAGCCTACGACAAGGCAATCTGGATGGTCCCTGAAGTGCGTGCTCTTGTGCTGTCTGAACAGGACGCCAAGCGGCAGGCAGATGAAGCGGCACGCGCAGCCGCAGCTCGCAAAGCGTCAGCTACTAACGTCAACCGTCGCGGGACACCCCCGGTTGCGCAGAAAGCTGGTTCGATGGACGACACCATTCGCGCGAAGTGGAGAGAACTCCAGTCGCAGTAACCATTTAGGAGATCACCATGCCGACACCCGGCCAGAGCACCTTGTTCACGACGTTCACTGAACTCGTGACCACCACGTACCGCAATCACAAGAAAGAGATCGCGGACAACGTGTCCGAGCACAACGCGCTGTACAAGCGCCTGACGACCAAGGGCCGCGTTCGCCGCGAAGATGGCGGACTGTCCATCGTCGTTCCGCTCGACTACGCGGAGAATTCGACCTACCAGCGTTACAGCGGCTATGACCCGCTGGACGTGGGTGCGTCGGAAGTCCTGTCGGCTGCGGAGTTCCCGTGGCGTCAGCAGGCGACCCATGTGACCGCGAGCGGCCTCGAAATCCGCAGCAACAGCGGCGAGAACCGCATCGTCAACCTCGTGAAGTCGCGCATCAAGAACGCGCAGCGCACGATGGCGAACAACCTGTCCGAAGACTTCTACTCGGCCGGATCGCTCGCCAACCAGATCGGCGGTTTGCAGTCGCTGATTTCCGATGCCGGCACCGGCACGGTCGGCGGTATCAACTCGACCACGTTCCCGTTCTGGCAGAACACCGTCCAGTCGGCGGCAGCTCCGTTGCAGGGCGGCGGCGCGATCACGCCGAGCGCGACGACCATCGAGTCCCTGATGCTTCCGCTGTACCTGCGGACGACTCGCGGCGCTGATGTCGTGGACCTCATCGTCATGTCCGAAAACTACTTCACGTTCTACGAGCAGTCGCAGACGAGCCTGAAGCGGTACGCGCCGGAAGACAACGGCAAGGGCGGCATGATCTCGATGAAATACAAGGGCGCTGACGTGTTCTGGGATTCGGCCGCATCTGGCATCCCCGGCTCGCGTGCCTACTTCATCAACACGGACTTCATGGAAGTCGTGGTGCATCAGGACGCCGACATGGAGATCATGCCGGAGATGCGCGCGATCAACCAGGACGCCATCGTCATCCCTGTGATTCACCAGTGCAATCTGGTCATCAGCAACCGCAAGCGCCAGGGCGTGATGCTGCCGTAAGGCGCATCCACACACAGGAGAACACACATGTTTCAGATCGGTTTGAACACAGGAATCCTCGGCACTACGGCGGAGTTCACGCTGGGTGCCATGATCTTCGACGAATCCACCACGGCTGGCGTGGGCATTCCGAAGGGCTACACCTACGTTCAGTTCCCGGCTTCGACGGCCTTCGCCGTTGGCGACGTGGTTCTGATCAACAGCGCGGGCGTTGTCGCCGCCGCGACCGTGACGACCACGACTCCCGGCAACGCTGCCGGCCGTCGCGTGGGCGTCGTCGTGGAAGCTGTCGTGTCCAACACGGCGGTTCAGTTCGGCTGGGTGCAGGTCTACGGGCAGGCGACTGTTCGTGCTCTGGCCTCGGCTGCGGCGAACACCATCCTCAACACGACGGCGACTGCTGGCGTGCTGGATGACGACGCTTCAGCCGGCGCGGAAGTCATCGACGGCCTCGTGCTGAACACGGCCAACGGCGGCGCTACCGCTGCGGTTGCTGCCACCCTGAACTTCCCGTTCGTGGGCCGCACGCTGTAATGGGATGGCGGGGGCTTCGGCCCCCGCCTCTCCATTGGAGGTTTCTATGGACTTCGGCCAACCATCAATCGTCACCGCCACCGGCTCAGTGCGGACGACTCCGACGAGACTGATCGGGTTCTACGTCAACAGCACGACCTCTGGCACGCTCGTCCTCCACGATGCCGCCGCTGCCACCAACGCAGTGACCGGCACCATCACGCCGGCTGTCGGCTGGCATCCGCTTCCGATCTCATTCGGTACCGCCTTGCATGCAGTGGTTGGCGGCACCCTCAACGCGACGTTCGTTTACCAACCCAAATAAGAGAGAAGGCTTATGGCCCTTGCACAGATGGCTCCAGCGAATCGCCCACCCAACGTGGAGTTCATGGAGAGTTCAGTCGAAGATCGCAACGCCAGCATTGCGGCAGGGCATCTTGTCCTAAAGCCGCAGCACATGGTCTGCGTGCGCCAGATTGGTAGCAAGGACTCGATCGAGTTCATTGCCGATCAGTGGCTCCAGCAGCAAGAGGAGATGGCGCGCAACGGCCGGCTTCCCGCCGAATGGGCTGCGTTCTACCGCAAGAAGTACGAAGCGTTCATCGCGGGCGTCGAAGGCCCGGTCAACGGGTTCCCGATCCGCGAATGGCCGTCGATCAACAAGGCAATGGCGCAGAACGCCATCGCAGCGGGCGTGAACTCGGTTGAGGATCTTGCCGCCGCCAACGAAGAAACCCTCCAGCGCATCGGCATGGGTGCTCGTGGCTTGCAGCAGAAGGCCAAGGCGTTTCTCGACACGCGCAATGGCGGCGTGAACGCGGAGGAAGTAGCCGCGCTTCGTGCGCAGCTTGCTGACCGCGACGAGCGCGTCAAGTCGCTGGAAGATCGCCTGTTGGCCCTTGAGGCGAAGAACAAGAAGTGAACGTCCTAGAAGTCATCCAGCGCGCTACCAATGCACTCGGCATTCCGAAGCCGAGTATTGCGCTGGCATCGACTGACGTTCAGGTCATCCAGCTCGTTGAACTGCTGAACCAGGAGTGCCGCAGCCTCAGCACGCGGTACGACTGGCAGGAACTGAAGTTCGAGCAGACGTTCACGACGGTCGCCACGGAGTCGCAGGGCACGCTTTCCAGCATCATCACTGGCGGGCGTGAACTGCGCTACATCCTCAACGAGACCATCTGGAACCGCACGCGCCGTGAGCCGGTCTACGGGCCGCGCTCGCCGCGAACGTGGCAGGGCTACAAGGCGGTGGACATCACGTCCCCCTACAGCGAATACCGCATTCGCGGCAACCAGTTGCTGTTCCTGCCAGCGCCGACTGCCGGGGATACGTGCGCGTTTGAGTACATGACCAAGTCCACGTTCAGCAACGCGGCGGGCACGGTCTACTACCGCAACGCCAATGCTGACACGGACCTTTTCCTGCTGGACGACGAGATCATCCTTGCCGGCCTTGAGTGGCGCTGGAGGCAGAAGAAGGGGCTTGAGTACGCCGAGGACATGATGACCTACGAGCGCATGGTGGCTGACGCAACGGGCCGCAACGGCACCAAGCGCACGCTGGCGCTCGATGGTGGCCTCGCGTACACGGACAGCATTCCGCAGGCGATTCCGCGCCTGATTGGAAGCTGACGTGACAGTCGTTGCGCTCCAAACACAGACTGACGAATACCGGACGCTGCTGCGGCTGGCACTGGCGTCGCATCCTGGTCCGCTTCCACCGCGTTTGAGGGACTGGTGGGAGGATGAGCGGGTCATCATCCAGAAAGAGGCGGATGAAAGAGCATTGCGGCTGGAGCAGCGGCGTCAAAACCTGTCGTCGCGTATTGCAACGCTACAGGCTGAACTGGATGCGCTCGCATGAGGCAGGCAGCACGTTCCCGCTCTCGCGGCGCAGTCAAGACTGAATCCATCTCGCTGCCGGCACCGATCGGCGGGCTCAATGCGCGCGACTCCATCGCAAACATGAAGTCCACGGACGCAATCGTGCTCGACAACTTCTTCCCGACGACGACCACTGTGGATGCGCGGCGCGGATACACGCAGTTCGCCACGTTTACTGGGGTATGCGAGTCGATCTTTGTGTATGCGGGCACCACGACCACCAAGGTGTTTGTGGCCGTCAACACCACGAACGACCGCATCATGGAGGCGACCGCTGGCGGCGCGCTGTCCACGGTGCTTGTGGGCGGCTCAGGCCCGACCGTGCAGGCGATCACGAACAGCCGTTTCGACTACGCCAACTTCGGCACTGCTGGTGGACAGTTCCTGGTGGCCGTGAACGGCTCCGACGTGCCATTGCAGTACGACGGCACGAACTGGACTGCATCTGGCATGTCCGGCGGCACGCCTGCGGACTTTTTCACAGTCGCGGTGTATGCCGAGCGCCTGTGGTTCGGCGTCAAGAATTCGCTTCGAGTCAGGTACCAGCCAGTCAATACAATAGCTGGCGCAACCGTGGAACTAAACCTCTCC